AGCCAAGACAGCGGTGGTCAAGGCATGGCTGTTATCTCCGATTGGCTACCAGAAGTTGCAGGACACCTACGACCCGGATTTCTTTCGGATGGCGGTCTGCAAAGATGCCCTTGCCTTTGATGTCACCGCCCAGAAAGCCGCTGAGATGGAACTTACCTTCAATTGTAAGCCCCAGCGGTGGAGCGTGGACGGGCAGAAGGCGATTCGGCTGGACGGCAGATCAACCTTGAAGAACCCATTTGCTTTTCCAGCACAGCCCATCTTCAAGGTTTACGGAGATTCGGGTGGTGAGCTGTATGTGGGTGAGGAGAAGATCACCATCCACAGCATCAAGGATTACGTGCTGCTCAATTGTGAGACACACAATGCTTATAATGCCTCCGGGTTTTGTAATGAAACCATCCTTTCGGATGACTTCCCGGAACTGCCGGAGGGAAAGACACAGATCACATGGACAGGCGGTATCACAGCGGTGGAGGTGACTCCTCGCTGGTGGACGCTGTAAGAGGGAGGTGCAGCCAGTGATCCCATGTTTATATGATTCCAGAGAAATGAGATTTGACCATAACGGCATTGGAAAGCTGGCAGATGCACAGTCCTGTACCGTGACGGAAAAGAGAAACGGCAGCTATGAGTTAAAGCTCATCTGCCCGGCGGATGGTATCCATGCAGAAAGGCTGGAGGAGGGGAATATCATCCTTGCCAAGCCATCCGATACTATGCAGTCTCAGCCGTTCCGCATCTATAAGATCACGACCCCGATCGATGGAAAACTGGAAGTGCAGGCACGGCATATTTCCTACCAGCTGAACTTCATCACAGTTTCCCCGTTCTCAGTGACTGGGTGTGGCGGGGCAATGCAGGGGCTGAAAAGCCATGCGGCTTCCGACTGTCCGTTTAATGTCTGGACGGATGTGGAATCCAGCGTGACTTTTACGCTGGGAGTTCCATCCTCCTTCCGAAACTGCCTTGGAGGTATGACTGGGTCAGTTCTGGATGTTTTTGGCCGTGAATTCGAGTGGGACCGGTATACGGTCAAGTTCTATAAAACAAGAGGTGCTGACCATAACGTCCACATCATCTACGGTAAGAACCTGACGGATTTCAAGATGGAAAAATCCATCGAGAACACGATCACTGGTGTGCATCCGTACTGGGTGGATAATGAAACCCAGGCGGTCATGGAACTGCCGGAGAAGGTGGTGCTGCAAAGCAAGCGGTCAATTCCTTACCAGAAGGTCACCGCGCTGGACTGTACCAGCAATTTTCAGGAAAAGCCGAGTGAGACGGCACTCCGGGAATACGCACAGAACTATATCGACACCACGGACTTAACAGAGCCGGAGATCGATATCAAGATCGACTTTTTACAGCTCTGGAATACACCGGGGTATGAGGACATCGTGGAAGCAGAGCGTGTTTCCCTTTGCGATACGGTCCATGTGTTTATCTCAAAGCTGGGAATCGAAGTCAGTTCCAAAGTCACCGAAACAGAGTATGACGCGCTACTGGAACGCTATAACAGCATCACGCTCTCAAACTCAACGGTCAGCAGCCGAAATTCTTCTCTGACAGGTTCGCTCAACAGCATCCGGAATACAGCGACGATTGCCTATGATACGGCAGTCCGTGCGGAAACGGCAGTGGGAGAGCAGGTCGGTGGGATCACAGCATCTATCATTTATGATGGTACGCTTTTTGCTGCGCTGTTTGGACTGCATTATAAAAATGAAACTGACAGTAAGGGAAACACGACCCGGTATGCATTCAATGCGGCGACTTTGAAACAGTCAACGGTCGCATGGAAGAACAGCTCTGCCGGGTTGTTTGTATCCACGGATGGCGGTAAGACGTGGGGCTATGGCTGGGAGGAGGATGACACTGCAGTCAGGACAGCGATCCTGCTGGAACAGACCCTCAAAGAACTGGATGACCGCTATAAGAAAGCCACGGAGCTTTCCGAGGAGCTGCTGAAGGAACTGGATGAGCGGTACAAAACAGCGACCGCCATTTCTGCCGAGCTTCAGAAAACGCTCGATCAGCGGTACGAAACAGCAAAAAAGCTGTCCAAGGATTTATATGAGGAACTGAATAAGCGGTATGGCACTCTTACGGAAATCTCGGAAGATCTGCAAAAGGAGTTGGACGAGAGATATAGTGTGGCGAAGAAGCTGTCGGAAGAGGTCGAAAAAGAACTGGATGAAAAGTACCAGCCGAGTGTCCCGGTATCGGAAACCGCACCGGAAGCCCCGGCAGCAGATACGCTCTGGGTCGATAAGAAGAACCTGCAGTTAAAGCTCTGGGATGGAGAACAGTGGCAGACCATCGGCTATGAGCCGGAACAGCCAACGGAACCGACCACACCGACGGAACCGGAAAAGCCGGAGCCGGAGAACCCGGACACCGAAGGAAAAGATAATGGGAACAAAGAAGAAACAGATGATAAGAAGACCAATCAGGAAGGAGGGGGCGCGTAATGGTCACAAGCATTTATCAGGAAGTGGAGCTGTCGCTGACGGAGAATCTGATCCCGGTGACAGTCCCGGTCAAACAATATGATAACAGGGCACGGAAAGTCAGATGTGTCCTGTATAACAACTCGGTACAGTATTCTGTACCGCAGGACTGCATCGTTGCCTGTTCCGGTACCAGACCGGACGGTACGATCTTTCACTACACCAGCGAAACAGCATCCGACCTTGTGTTTGTTGAAAATGGGGCGGTCGTCTTTACGATCACGACCTTCATGACTGCACAGGCAGGACGGTTTCCGCTGGATGTTGTTATGATCAGCACAGCGGGGGATGTCCTTGGGTCGTTCTCCCTCACGCTGAAGGTGGAGCGGGCGGCCATCAACAACGGCAAGATCGCCACCTATACCTACGCGGGTGTGGTGGAAGCTATCCGCAAGGGACTGCTGGAAGTGTATATCACGGATGATGGCTATTTTGCCGTTGTGTCGGAGGATGGACTCGGCTTCAGTGACAAGTCGGAATCCAGCACCATCCAGAAATTCATCGAAAATCTTTTGAACTGTACGGTCACGGATGACGGCTATCTTGCTTTCACCACCGAAGACGGTCTGAAGCTCATCTTTTCAATGGATGGTGTTGGGCGGCTGATCGTAGAATTTGCAAACGGCTGATGCAGCTGGGAAAGGGGAAAATATGTCGGAATATATCGGAAACCGAATCGTCCCTCGCCATGATGGTGTCTGGGACAAAGCAAAAGAGTATGAGCCTCTTACGATTGTGTATGAGGAATCCACAGGCGACAGCTATATGAGCCGGAAACCTGTGCCGGCCGGAACGCTTTTGTCCCAGGAGGAATACTGGGCGATGTGTTCCCGGTTCTCGGAGCAGATGGCTCTGTACCGTCAGAATACGGCAGAAGAAGTGGAGCAGTTCCGCAAGGATACTGCGGCAGATGTAGAGCAGCTTCGTACAGATACTGCATCAGATGTGGCAGCCCTGCGCAAGATGACCGCACAGGATGTAGCGGATATCACCCAGAAGGTCGATGCAGCGAACAGTGCAGTTGCAGCCAGTAAGTCCGAGATGGATAAGACTACAGAAACACTGAAAGCCCAGATCAATGCCAATGTCAAGGCATCTACGGACAAAAATGCCAACTATGCACAGGAGCTGGTAGATGCCCGTGTGGATGATGAGGGAAAGACTTATCCCACAGCCGGTGATAATATCCGTGCCATCGGCAGAGTCCGCTCTATGCAGAATATCATGAAAAACTGGGTGATCAAAAATGGTTACGCAAACCAGAACGGCAACCTTGTAGCTTCGGAAAGCTGGCGCGTGGCGCACATGGTCCCGGTCAGCGGTGATGCGATTCTGGTGGACGGTCAGTTCGGCTATATGAGCGGCCGGGATGACTATAACAACGTGGTCTGCTATGACATGGACCGTAAGTTCCTCGGTGGCTGTTTCCGGGCAGAGAGCGGCAAGGTCTATGACAACTATGTGATCACACTGCTTCCGAATACCCGTTTCATCTCTGTCACCACCAATGAAAAGCTGTTCTCGAAGCTCTCGGTGTACCTCTATGACAACATGCTCCCGATGAGATTGCTGTCAAATTACGCAACAGGCTGGCAGTGGATGAACGGCAGCGTGGATATCAGGTTCACGGGCAGCAAGGTGACGGTCACATTCCCGGCGGGAAAGAGTGTATATGTCTGCCGCCGTACAAACGGTGCACAGTATGAGCAGACGAAACTGGTGGCGGAAAACAGTATTTCGGCTGACTTTGCAGTGGTGGGAAAATGGTGGGCGATCTATTATGATGGTGCGGAAGCATCCGCAGACGAGACGGGAGAAAAGACAGAAGTCCCTGTCATTAAGGTGGAAAATACAAGCGGCGATAGCTGGGGCGATCTATTCACAAAGGGCCGCTTTGTGTTTGCGGTCTTTTTTGACTGGAATGTGGTGTACGCAGCTCCTTCGAGTAGCGGTACAGTCATCAACGGGATCGATTATGGCAATCCAGCCAAGATTGCGAATACTGCGATGACCTGGCACAAGTACCGTTTAGCAAAGATGTTCCTCGCTACAGGCCAGTTTGCGATCGATACGGTCAACCGCACCATTCAGGTCACGAAACGTATCCTGGCGGTTGTCGATAACGGTGCTTACTACTGGATCAGTGCTAGTGGGGAGCCGGTACCGATGTTGGATAGTACGGAAGCAGAAAAGCATCACATGCTGATCCTTGCCTATGACTCGTCCATAGATCAGATCAATCTTTACAACACTGCACAGTTCCGGGCATTGGGAGTAAACGGCTACTATATCGCTGCATGGTATGAAAACCATTTCTGGTATCCGCACATGGGTTCTTCTTTCAGCGTTGTGTTGGATGGCACAGCTTATAAGGCTGGTGAGCTTTTCGATGAAGAACGGCGTGATTCCTATATCGAAAAGAAGTATGAGGACCGCTTCCAGCAGCTCCGCACGGATCTTGCCGGTAAGGATTCCCGCCATATGTATCTGGCAAGCGGCGGTATTACCATTGACCAGGATGGCGGTACGATCCAGGTCAGTACCAAGTGTCTGGGTGTTCCGGATACGTTCCACTATGAGTGGATCACGGCAGGCGATCCGGTGGAGATGGCATTTAACACACCCAGCTCGACATTTGGTATGCCGATGCGCATCCTCGCTTATGATGCCGGTACGAAAACCATCAATCTGTACGACACCAGCCTGTTCCGAAAGCTGGGTACGAATGGTTTCTATATTGCATCCTGGTATCAGAGCAAGCTGTATAATCCGCACATTCACCCGGATGTGAAGTTCATTGTGGGCGGTAAGGAATACAAAGCGGGTGATCTCTTCGCAGATAACGCGGCATCTTTCATCCCGAAGCGTATCACGGATTATGTGCAGAAAGCCATTACTCCGGCTGTAGAGGATGACATCGTGACCCCGTCCCACTGGGACTGCATGGAGGGACGCCAGCTTTCCATCTTCTTTGACTGTCTTTCCCGCCACGATGGCAAGGAAAATCTGTATGTGCTCGCCAGAGGCACGAATGCACCGAGCCTGACCCGGAACGAGTACTGCATGAACTACACGCCAACGAAGGACAGTACGGATTTTGCACTGACCGTCCGCCGTCTGGATGAAGATGACTGCCATACGGTATCGTCCAAACCTGTCCAGGTCAGGGTCCACCATAAGCTGAAGGACAAGCTCACGAAGAATATCTGCATCTGTGGAGACTCTCTCGTGGACAATGGTTCTGTGGCAACGGAAGTGTACCGTCTGCTGGCAGAGGATAATGACTGCGTGATCCACCAGCTGGGAACGAGAGGACCGTCTGGCGGCAAGCACGAAGGACGCGGCAGCTGGACCTTTGCCCGGTATCTGGCAGACACGGATTACGCCGGCAAAACGAATGCGTTCTGGGACAAGATCAAAGGCCGTCTGGATTTCCAGAAATACTGCGAGACCAACGGCTATGAGGGCATCGATTACTTCCTGATCGCACTTGGCACCAATGATGTGTCACAGGGCACTACACTGTACCGCACGGAAGCAGAGGTGCAGAAGTTCGTGGATCAGGCGAAGCAGTTCATCGATGCGCTGCTGGATAAGGAAACGGGCTTCCCGAATTGCAAGATCGGTATCGGCCTTTGCGGACCCGGCTCGGATTATTCTTATCAGTGCGGTTCCAGCATGGGTATCTTCCATATGAGCATCAACACGCTGAACCTTGCACTGATCAAGGCATTTGATGCTGGCAAGTACCGCAAAAACGTGACCTGTTTTGCCCACGGTCTTCGCACGGACCGCCGTCTGGCATTTCCGTATTCGGACAAGCCGGTGACAAACCGGTTCACGGAAACCAGCCGGACGCTGACTAACAGTATCCATCCTTCCGCAAGGGGCTATCAAGCATGGGCAGACGGATATTACTGCCAGATCCGTGCGTGGCTGACGGAGGACAGTAAGTAAAACGGCGTTATGTCGGGAAAGGAAACAATATGATGACTCGTCAAAAAATTCGGGGGGGGGGTACTATGTAACCCTTGATTTCCCCAAGACAGGACCTCCCAATCTGCTGGATAAACCGATAGTAGTTGTAGCCGGAATTGTCTGGCAGAAGGGAGAATCCTATGTCTAAATTTATTGGAAGAAGAATTGTTCCGAAACACGATGGTGTATGGGATATCAATAAGGAATATGAAGAACTCAGTATCGTTCTGGATAAGGCGTCCGGTGAGAGCTATATCAGCAGAAAGCCTGTGCCGGTCGGTACTGCAATCTCGGATGAAAGTTACTGGATGCAATACAGCCTTTACAGTGCACAGATCGCAGAGGCTGTCAAGGAAATGGAAGATACAGAAGCACGTCTCACCCAGTATGTAGATACCGCAGAATCCAACATGAACAGTCGGGTGAATTCTGCTGAAAGCCTTACTAATAGCAACAAGGCAGAGTTGAACAGCCGTATGGATACGTTGGACAAGCGACTGGATGCTAATGTGTCTGCTTCGACTGACAAGGATAAGGAC